GCTAAGTCTAAGAAACACTCGGATCTCTACACTGATGAGAATCCAAAAGGCACGATTACAGGTTTAAAGTTTGCTACTGAGAAAGATGCGATGGCATCTGTATCTAAGATTAAACGGTCAGGGAGATCACACGCACATAAGATCCAAGCTGCTATTGCTATGGAACAACGAGCCAGAGTTGCTAAAAAAGCTGGCGCTGCAAAGGTGTATAGGGGATACATCAACGCAATGAAGAAAAAAACGGAGGCTCGTAAAAAATGAACTTCGATAATAAAATTCCAATTGCAGTTATTATTACCGTGGTCCTTCAGGCTGCTGGTATTATCTGGTGGGTTAGCCAACAGGCTCATACAGTTAAGAGTCTAAAAGAAGATGTGGGTGGCCTGTCGTCTAAGATGGCGATTGAGCAGAACGTAAATCTTCGTCGTGATGTAGCCGAGCATCAGCGTAAAATTGAAAATCTTATGGAAGAAGTTCGCGCTAATAATATGGTGGGTGATCGTCTAGCAGAAGTTTTACGTCGCGTATCTGTTATCGAAACAGAAATGAAATACCTTCGTGATGAACGAGGACGTTAATGGCTCTTAAAAAATCACAGCAGAGTCTGAAGGATTGGACTAAACAAAAATGGCGTACTAAGTCTGGCAAGAAATCGTCAAAGACTGGTGAGCGTTATTTACCTGAGAAAGCTATCAAAGCCCTTAGTCCAGCAGAGTATGCAGCTACGAGTCGTGCTAAACGCAAAGGCACTAAGGCTGGTAAGCAGTTCGTAAAGCAACCTAAGCGAATTGCAGCAAAGACTAGAAAGTATAGATAAAGGAAAATTAATATGGCCCTGCAATTCGCTATAGCAATCCCGATGGCAATGAATGTTGCTAGAGTGATTAGTCAACAAGGTATAAAAGCAGCGATCAAACGATATGGTCCTGAGACTGCCAAGATGGTCAATAAAAATATGAATGCCCTTCGTAAAAAATTTCCAGATATTCTTGGTCCTCAGAAAAAAACTAGAATGGACCCATCCAGATCTAAAATGGTCAAAGAAAAATATATGGATAGTAAAGGTAAATTTTACTCTGATGAGGCTGCAAAAAAATTAAAAGATCAAGCGGCAACAAACAGAAGAGCTATCGGGGCAGGGGCTGCTGTAGTTGGTGGAGGTGCTGTTCTTCTTACAGGTAATGAAGATAAAGATAGTAGCATCGTGCAATCAGCAGCGGCAAAGGGTGCTCCTAAAAAACCTGCTGGATTAACTCCTAGTCAACTGAAAACTAAAATGGAAAAAAGACGCCAAGATATTAAAGAATCTAAATCAGATAAGGGGTCCAGAGCTTCCCTAAGACGTTTTGAGGCTAAAACAGAGCTGGCTCGACAGAAAGAATTAGATGCTGTTGGCCCTGGCCCTGACATGAAAAAACGATCTATGCCAAAGAGAAAAGAACCAAGTAGTCCTACAAGAAATATTAGAACTCGTCCAGAACCTAAAGGTCCAAGAGATCAAAATTTAAGACCTCTTACTGCTGAAAAAGAAAAGCCACCTAGAGTTCCTAATACTAGCTCTCGTAAAAAATCTGAGTTTGGTTTAGACACTCTTGCAGATCGTGATAAGATGAAAAGATTTATGAAAGATCGTTTTAATATCACCGTGACCTATGATGACGACGAAGATCCTGGTGATACGGCAAGCAGAGCCAAAGGCGGTTTGTTTACCCGTCGTGGTGCGCTTTACAATAAACCAGCGAGGAAAAAATAATGAGCGTCAACAAAATTAAAAAGGTTGTGGGTCAATTAAAAAAAGCTTCTGCTCTTCACGGTAAGCAAGCTGGTATTATCATGAAACATGCAGACTCTATGGCTAAGATGAAGAACGGTGGATTTACTCGTAAGGGTCCGTTGAAGTCTAGTAAAACTGCAAAGTATTAATATGACAGAAAAAGTTGGTGTTAGAGTTCCAAAACTTAAAACTAAGTATGGTCGTCCTGTATATAAAACAAAATCAGGTAGGCTTGTATCTGAAAAATCTATTACTTTAAAAGATAATAATAAATTTATAAATATTCCAAGTATACATAACGGTGTTCAATATAGTGAAGATAAAATATTTGATATGTATAAAAAAGGAAAAATAAAAGCAACTAGCTCTCATAAAGATATAAAATCCGCAGAGGAGGCTGCTCAAAAAAGAAGCGATAAAGCCTTTGAAGGTATAGACCTTAATAAGTATAAAGCTGGTGGGTTTGTTACGAGACGAGGACCAATTAGGTGACAGAGCAACAGGAAAAGTTTTTGAATGCCTTGTTTGGTGAGGCGCAGGGTAACTTTAGGGAAGCCATGAATATTGCTGGCTATGCCTCTACAGAATATCCTGCCCGACTAATCCGTAGTCTAAAGTCAGAGATTATGGAACGGGCTGAATATATGTTGGCGGCTAATGCTCCTAAAGCTGTGCTGTCCATGTCAGGTATCTTAGATGATCCTAGTGCTCTAGGCAACAAAGATAGACTAGCAGCGGCCAAAGAGATTCTTGATCGCGCTGGTATTGTGAAGACTGAAAAAGTAGAACATAAAACAAATGGGGCGGCTATCGTATTTTTACCGCCGCTAGAGGAAGAGGATGGCACATCCGAAGATTAATCATCTAAGATCTGAAAAGTACAGAGCTAGAGGTAAGTTACCTTTTGGTTTTGACAGAGAAGTAGATGAAGACGGAGTAGGTTGGCATGTTCCCGATCCAAAGGCGTTAGAACTTTTGGGTGAGGCTATTGAGCATGTTAGATCAGGGCGTTCAGTTAGATCTGTTGCAGCTTGGCTGGAAGCAGAAACGAACCGTAAACTATCTGGAACTAGACTACACAAACTTGCCTGGACTAAGGAAGAGCTTGATGACAGACGCAAGAAACGTCGTAAGAAACTTACTCCTGAACAACGCAAGCTTGAAGATCTTAAAAATACTGAGAAGCAAACTCGGATTAAAGCAGAGCAAGCTAAACGCCGACTAGATAAAGCTAAATCTAAAAAAGAACAGTCCATCGTAGAGGGTCTTGATTTTGCAGATGAGCCTATTGAAGATACTAGAGAAGTTGCATTCCGCCCTAATCCTGGTCCCCAGACAGACTTTTTGTCGGCTAATGAGCGGGAGGTATTTTACGGCGGGGCTAGAGGAGGGGGTAAGACTTACAGTCTTCTTATTGCTCCTCTACGTTTTGTTGACAAGCCTACGTCTCGTGCATTACTAATTCGTAGGTCAATGCCTGAATTGCGTGATGTTATCTTTCAAACGCAACAGATTTATCCAAAGGTGGTCCCTGGTGCAAAGTTCAAAACTCAGGAGAATACTTGGCACTTCCCATCCGGTGCTCGTATTGAGTTCGGATATTGCGAAAATTTACAAGACGTTTTGCGTTATCAAGGTCAATCGTATTCTTGGATCGGCGTAGACGAATTACCACAGTACGGTTCTCCTGATGTGTGGCACTTCCTAAGATCCTCTTTACGGTCAGCGGATACTAGCATACCGCTTCACATGAGGGCTACAGGAAACCCAGGTAACATTGGATCTCGTTGGGTAAAAGAATTATTTATTGAGCCAGCAAAACCTAATACACGGTTTGCAGAAAAAGTAGAATATGAATTAGAGGGTAAGACACTTTCTACTGAGATTACCAGAAAGTTTATTCCTGCCTCAGTTTGGGATAATCCTTATCTAACTCAAGACGGCAGCTACATTGCTATGTTGGCATCGCTGCCAGAAGTTAAACGTAAGCAGTTTCTTTATGGAGACTGGGATGTTGTTGAAGAAGGCGCGTTCCCTGACTTTAACAGAGCAACTCATGTAGTAGAGCCTTTTGAGGTTCCTCATGGTTGGACTAGGATCAGGGCTGCTGACTTTGGGTTCTCTTCTCACTCTGCTATTTTGTGGGGTGCTATAGATTACGATAATAACATTTGGATTTATAGAGAGCTTTATGTCAACCGACTAACGGCAGATCAACTAGGTCGCATGATTAGAGAAGTTGAAGAGGGCGACGGACGAATCCATGACGCAGTGTTGGATAGTAGTTGCTGGGCTAGACGAGGGGACAGAGGACCATCCATTGCAGAAACTCTAAATGCAGAGGGTTGTAGATTTAGACCGTCTGATAGATCACCAGGATCTCGCGTCAGTGGTAAGATTGAGATTCACAAAAGACTAATGGTTGATGAAGATACTGACGAACCGGGGATTAGATTTTTTGAAACGTGTCCTAATGTAATTAGACAGTTAGCATCTATCCCACTAGATAAAAGAAACCCAGAAGATGTCGATACTCATGCGGAAGATCACGCTTATGATGCACTGAGGTATATGGTTTCTTCTAGGCCAACTAACTTACGAACTGCGTATGAAAACACACCCAAAACAAATTGGCGTCCCTCTGACAACCGATTTGGATATTAACAGGAGTTACTATGTCCGATACCTACGAAAATGATACTATTAATGTTCTTGACGACGGTGATGAAGATAGAGGTTCGTATAGTAACATTGTGAGTTACGTTGAGGATAGATTTGAAAGAGCAAAGGATGCAAGGTATCATGATGAATCAAGATGGCTACAATCGTATAGAAACTATCGGGGTATCTATGGCCCGGACGTTCAGTTTACTGAAACGGAAAAGTCGCGTGTGTTTATTAAGGTTACGAAAACGAAAGTGTTGGCGGCGTATGGTCAGCTAATTGATGTACTGTTTAGTCAGAACAAATTTCCGATTAGTGTAGATCCCACTACACTTCCTGAAGGGGTAGTTGAATCTGCCAATGTAGATGTTGCTGCTCAACAAGCTGAAGAACAATTTGCTAATCTATATGGCTTTCCAGGTGATGGTAAAGATTTACAACCCGGAGATACAGCACAAACACTACAAGAAAAGCTTGGGCCATTAGAAGATAAACTAAAAGACATTGAAGGTTTGGAAGAAGGTCCAGGTCTTACTCCTACTTCGCTTACGTTTGAACCAGCCCAAGTTGCTGCTAAAAAGATGGAAAAGAAGATTAAGGATCAGCTAGAAGAATCTGCTGCTACCCGACATCTACGACATAGTTGTTTTGAATGTGTGACGTTTGGCACTGGGATCATGAAAGGTCCGTTTGCTTTTGATAAAGAATATTCTAATTGGGATGATGACGGTGAATATGATCCAATTATGAAAACAGTACCACAGGTAGAACATACATCAATTTGGAACTTCTATCCTGACCCTGATGCTTACAGTATGTACGATTGTGACTATGTTATAGAGCGTCATCGTATGACTAGATCACAGGTAAGATATCTAAAAAAGCGTCCCTACTTTAGATCTAGTTCAATTGAAAAAGCAATTAAGTATGGGCCAGACTATGTTCGTGAGTGGTGGGAAAACGATCTTGACGATAATCAAACCGCTGAAGGAAACGCAGCTTATTCTGGCACTGGTATTGAAAGATTTGAAGTTTTAGAGTTTTGGGGTACTGTTGATGCTCAGATCGCTCGTGATAATAACTTGGAGATTCCTGATGATTACAAAGATGAAGATGAAGTTCAAATCAATTGTTGGGTATGTAACGGCGAAGTCCTGCGCCTTGTTATCAACCCTTTCACGCCTAAGCGTATCCCTTATTTCGCAACTCCGTATGAAGTTAACCCATACTCTTTCTTCGGCGTGGGACTCGCTGAGAACATGGATGATACGCAAACTCTCATGAATGGTTTCATGCGATTAGCAGTTGACAACGCTGTTCTCTCTGGGAACCTGTTAATCGAAGTAGATGAATCTAACCTGACTCCTGGTCAGGACTTAACTGTTTATCCTGGTAAAGTTTTCCGCAGACAAGGCGGTGCGCCAGGACAAGCAATCTTTGGTACAAAGTTTCCTAATGTGTCCGGTGAGAATATGATGCTCTTTGATAAGGCGCGTGTTCTTGCTGATGAGTCCTCTGGTCTACCGTCGTACTCTTATGGACAAACAGGTGTTCAAGGCACTGGTCGAACTGCATCTGGTATCTCTATGCTGATGGGTGCTGCTAGTGGTTCTATTCGCACTGTAATTAAAAATATTGATGACTATTTGTTACGTCCTCTAGGCGAAGCTATGTTTGCATTTAATATGCAGTTTGACTTTGACCCAGAGATTAAAGGTGACCTAGAAGTAAAAGCTCGTGGCACTGAAAGCTTCATGCGTAATGAGGTTAGATCACAAAGATTAATTAGTTTCTTACAGATTGTAAGCAATCCTACACTAGCACCGTTTGCAAAATTTCCATATATCATGCGTGAGATTGCACAGACTATGGACTTAGATGCAGACAAAATTACAAATAACCCAGAAGAAGCAATGCGTCAAGCACTTCTTTTACAACAAATGCAAAAAGAAATACAAGAACAACAACCTAATGCAACTTCTGTTGGACAAGATCCGATGGGTACTGGAGGTGGTACAATCGGCACAGGACAAGCCCCAGTTCCAGGTGAACAAGGCGCACCAACAGGCGGTGGCCCTCAACCACAACAACAGCAACAACCTCAACAGAGTTTACCTCCTGAAATTGTTCAAGCATTACAACAAGTAGGTGGATAATGGATACTAAACTTGCTAAACAAGTTTTACCCTTAGTTAATACGGCACGTTTTACAGAGTTATTAGAATTGTACTTGAATGAAAAAATTAATGAGCATCATCGTGTATTAGAACAGTCTGATGATGTAGCAACTCTGCATAGGGCGCAGGGTGCAGTTACTGCGCTAAAAAAACTATTGCACATGAAAGATGAAGTGCAGGGATCAGCAAGAAGGGATTAATTATGGCAGAGATGACTGAAGAGCAAATGGAGAGGCTTCTCAAAAGTGATGCAGATCGTACCAAAGGTTTCACTCAAGAAGAGATGGACGAGATGCAACAGGAGCTTGACAGACAAAATTTAGAAGAGAAGCAACGTCAAGACGAGGAGATGAAAGAAGAGTTTTCTCCTGGCTTAGAAGAAGATAGAACTGCACCTCTTGAAGAAGAGCCAGAGAGAAAAGTTGAGCCTTCTCAGATTGCTTCTGCTGATACTACTATTAAAGAGTTTATGGAAACTTTGTTTACAGAGTCACCAGACGCTGAAAGACTTGATGATGACGACGATGAGCCAGCCCCTGTTGAAGCTGAAAAAGTTGTAACTGCAAAAGCGGGAGGTTCAATTGAAAAAGAAGCTGACTTTGTTAAAGACGACGATGAAGAACCTGCTGATCCTCCTCCAGGTGCAACACCAGAGGAAGTGGCCGACGATATCCCAGCGTACCTGTCTACCGGAGAGTATGTGTTACCTGCCAATGTTGTAAGGTATATTGGCCTACAACAAATCGTAGCTATGCATAAAGGTGCTTTATCTGAACTGCAACAAATGGAAGACCTCGACATCATCGAAAACGTAGATGAAAATGGTATGGTTGAGGAAGACGATGATGAGATGGATTATCTAAAAGAACCTAAAGGTGTCGTCAAGACTACTCTTGTTGTTGCCAAGCCACACCCTAGCGGTATGATGGCTATGCCTTTTCAAGAAGGAGGCACTCCTGATCCAGATTTTGATATGGACCCTGGCGGCACACCAACCGATCCAGGACAAGATGATACTTTAGGTGAAGAAGATGAAGACACACCAACCAATACTGGATCGCCAGGGGCGGAACCTGCTCCTGGTAGTGATACCTATCGAGAAGCAGAAAAACAACTTGAGCAAGTTATGGAGGACAGAGGGTTTAAGGAAAGAGTGGGAGATTTTTTATACGATTTAGCATATAACATTCCTACCCCTACCCCCTCTTTAGATATTACACCTGCATATAGAAATAAACAAATTCAGCAAGCAATGAGAGATGCAAAAGCCAACAATCTGAATTTAACCCGCGAGCAAATTGAAGAACAGATTGATAGACTTAACTTAGGTCTGCAAATGAGTCCAGAAGATGTAGCTAAAGCTAATCCAGCTACTGGAAAACTTGGTGCGCTAGGTCAAGCAGCTATGAGAGGCTTAGTAGAAAAAGACGTTACGCTGTCTCCTAATTTTGATATGGAAATACAAGATCAGCTAGAGCCGGATCGTGGAGGCGGGGAAGATATTGAACCTATCAAACCCTTAGAGCTTGCGGATGAAAAAGATACTGATGAAGGCCCGTTCCCTGGATTTAAATTATTTCCTGGTATCGGCTATAGAAAAGTAAATGAAGATGTTAAGACCGTCAAACGTGGTGGCTTAATGGGTTACTAATTTTTCGAGGGCTACTTTTTACCCCTAACATGGTGTTAGGCTACTAAAGACCCCCAATAAGGAGAAGACCATGACTATGGCTGAAGTACAAGAAGATCGCGTTGCTACTATTAAGTATAAGAGAGATAGAGTTTCTGAAGATGAGCAAGAGATTGCAGAGTTGGAAGCAGAGCGAAACAAAGATGTAGAAGCTCGACGCGAAGAAGAAGCAGAGCAAGAACTAGGTGCAGAGGAACAGACATACAAAAAAAGATATGGTGATCTACGTCGCCACACGCAAAAAATCCAAGATGAAAATAAACGCCAGCTACAAAAGCTTCAAGATCAAGTAGAGGCTTTAACTAAGAAACAAGTTAAGCTACCTAAATCTGATGAAGAGCTTGAAAAGTGGACTGAGCAATATCCTGATGTTGCAAAGATTGTAGAAACAATCGCCTCTAAAAAAGCTATGGAGGCTAGTAACGACGTAGAAGAAAAGCTTCGCCGAGTCGAAGAATTAGAACTTAGGATTGAGCGAGAGAAAGCTGAGACTGAATTATCTAGGCTTCATCCAGATTACGATGACTTACGACAAGATAAAGACTTTCACGACTGGGTTAGTGAGCAACCTAAATGGATTCAAAGTGCTTTGTATGAAAACGACACTGACTTCTTAGGTGCAGCTAAAGCTATTGACTTGTATAAATCAGAAACTGGTAAGAAAGCAAAGAACAAAGACACGGGCGCAGCTAAGTCTGTAAGGACCAGTAAGCGTTCAGAAGAATTAACAGAGGGTAAAAACTCTTGGTCAGAGTCCAGAGTAAGACAATTATCTGGTGCTGACTTTGAGAGATTCCAAGAAGATATCGAAAAAGCTATCCGTAGTGGTAACTTTGATTATGATATTTCTGGAGGTGCTCGTTAATTTTTTACTTGACAAATAAATATCACTATGATATAATAGCTACAAACTACTAAAAGATGCCTTCCATTCGGAACCACCATCTAAACTATTTAGTGAGGGGAGTAATGAAACTCCCCCACTTTTTCAAAGGCTAACCCTAGCCTTCAACTACCTGATAATCTAGGCCGGATCTTCTTCCCACCCTATCCTTGTCAGCCTTGAAGTGTCCCTCGTTAGCTCTTTTATGCACTTTCTTAAAGGAGAAAACTCATGGCATTTAGAAGTGCGGCAGGATACGCGAACCTTCCTAACGGCAATTTTTCGCCGATTATCTATTCCAAGAAGGTCCAAACTGCCTTTAGAAAAGTATCTGTTGTTGAGGATATTACTAACAACGATTACTTCGGCGAAATCGCCAACTTTGGTGACACTGTACGTATCATCAAAGAACCAGAAATCTCGGTTCAAGAATATTCTCGTGGGACGCAGATTGTTCCACAAGAGCTAGACGATGAGGATTTCACCCTCGTTGTTGACCAGGCTAACTACTTTGCGTTCAAGATTGACGACATTGAAGAAGCACACAGCCACATTAACTTTGAATCTTTGGCAACTGACCGCGCTGGCTATCGCTTGCGTGACCAGTATGACCAAGAGATCTTTGGTTACATGGCTGGCTTCAAGCAGTCTGCTTTGCATGGCAACGCTGATACAGCCCGTGTTGCTGCCGATAAGTCCGGTACTGACCCAATCAGCACTGTTGATGCAGACGGTATCTTGGCCAGCATGAAGCTGACATCCACTGACATGGGTATTGGTTCTACCACTGCTAACTCTATTCCGATTACTGCTACTCCGACGAGCACTAACTCTTCGGCTCTGGCTGTCCTGAATAGAATGGCTCGTAGACTTGACCAACAGAATGTTGACCGCGATGGTCGCTGGCTTGTTGTCGATCCCGTGTTTGCTGAAGTCCTTAACGATGAAAACTCGAAACTGTTGAACAACGACTTTGCTGGTCGCCAGGATGCTGGTGATATCCTTCGCAATGGTCGCGTCATGGACGGTTTGATTCGTGGCTTCCGTATCTACATGTCGAATAACCTGCCAACTCTTGGCACAGGCCCAGGCACGACTGCCGCTGCTGGTTCATCCTCGAACTTCGGTGTCATTCTTGCCGGTCATGATTCGGCTGTTGCTACAGCTTCACAAATCGAAAAAGTTGAGACTTATCGTGACAACGATAGCTTTGCAGACGTTGTGCGTGGTTTGCACATGTACGGTCGTAAACTGCTTCGTCCAGAAGCAATTGTGACTGCTGCTTATAATCTGCATTCATAAGGAGGATAGAACATGGCTACAGTAGATATGACTGTTGGTGGTGTTGCTAATGGCGCAGCCACCTCCATTAACCACAAGTCCCGCATGGGCGCTCAGATGCCTTACACCGTTGAGTTTACGCTTGACTTTGCTGAGGCAACTACTGCTAAAGGCTCCGCATTAGCCGCTGGTGACATTTTCCAAGTTATTGATGTCCCTGCAAATACGCTACTGCATGGTGCGATTGCCGAGTGCGTCGTTGCCGTAAACAGTACGCTTGCTACCGTTGATATTGATGTTGCGGCTGGCGATGACTTCATTGATGGCGGTGATGCTGCCTCCACTGGTTTCATGGCAATCGGGTCTAACGGCCTTGCTCCTTTTGGTGCAAACACTGTTAACCCAGCTTCTGCTGCTGACACTATCGACGTTAAACTCGCTACTGTTGGTGACACTGCGGTTGCCACTGGTAAGATTCGTGTTATCGCATTCATGACTGATTGCACCACGAAACTGGGTCCGAATGAAGTGGACCGAGATACTCTTGCCTAACTAAGATAGGGGAGGTCTTAACGGGCCTCCCCGACTTTATAGGAGCACTCATGGGAATTACACTTAAATGTTCTATTGATGATGAAACATTAAAAAAACATTATGAAATAAATAAAGATCAAAAAGTTCCCTGGATCTATAAACTAAAAAATAGTGCTAGAAAAAGAAAAGACAAAGTTTTAATTTGTGCTGGCGGTCCTTCTATCAGGGAGTTCCATCCTCTTATCCAAAATTGGAAAGGGGATATTTTCGCATCTAAGACTGTAGAGTATTTAGAGAACATAGGCGTTACACCACATTACTGTATTCATGTTGATGCAGGTGATAACGAACCTAACAGAGTTTGGAAAAATAAAAAAACAAATTACTTGTTCTCAACTCAAATTAAACCTGAAGTATTTGATGTAGCTAAAGGCTGCAAAGTTTTTAAGTTTAATACTATTTCTTCAAATGAGTGGATGCCCCCTAATTTAATTGCAGGTGGTTCTAATTGCACCGCACAAGCTTTATTTTTATGTGCATGGTTAGGCTACAAAGAAATACACATTACAGGATTTGATTGTGGTTTTAAAGAAGATCCTGACGGTACTATGATTTTAAATGTAAATCGTAACAACATCAATAAAACAGACAACCCTAAAGTTATTGTTAATGATCACGAGCGGGGTCTTAAATATCATACTGATTACGAATATATGGGTATGGCAGAAGAAGCTGCTAAGATTATTCAGATTTTATCCCGTGATAAAAAAATTAAATTTAATGCATATGGTAACTCTGTATTTACATCGACGGTAGATAAAGATATTAAAAAAGGATCTTACTCATTAGGTCCAAATGTACCACTTAAATGGTTGAAAGCGGCGTAAATGGCAACAACTTTTATCACACTTGTTAATGATGTAGCGAAGCGCCTCAACGAAGTTCAGGTGACTACTGCTGATTTTTTAACAGTGGTTGGCTTTCATTCTCAAATTAAAGACTCTGTAAATGTTTCTCTTCAAGAGGTAGGGCAAGAGCAGTTTGAGTTTCCATTTAATCATGCTACAGCTAATATTACAACATCTACAGGTACTGCTGTATACGCCCTCGAAAGTGATATGAAGTCAGCAGATCTGGATACATTTAGAATCCGTAAAAGCACTGCCGATGGTATCGACGCTCAACGGCTCAGAGAAATTAACTTTGATACGTTTATCCAAAGATTCTATGAGCGTGATGAAAACGCAAATGTAGGCGACTTTGATACTCCTAACTACGTTTATAGGACTTTGGACAATAGAGTTGGCTTTAGTCCCGTCCCCGATAAAGCATACACAATTTCCTATGATTATTTTAAATTTCAAACTGACTTGGTAAATCACTCTGATACGATGTCTGTTCCTGATAGTTTTAAAAACGTCGTAGTAGATGGTGCTATGTTCCAAGCATATATGTTTCGAGATAACTCTCAACAAGCTGCTATTGCTAGACAACGATTTGAAAAAGGCGTAGAAAATATGCGGAAGTTGTTAGTTAACAGATTTACTGATGTAAGAGATACGAGAGTAAGCAGGTTAATTAATTACCCGCACGGTGAAAAGTAATGACTGACAATCTCCGCGATGCCACCATCATAGCGCGGGGCGGTCTTTACACTAACGAAGATGCGCTCACACTTGCTGCTACTCAACCAGGATCAGCTATCCGACTAACTAACTTTGAGATTTCTCAGTTTGGTGGTTATAGACGAATAAATGGTTTTAGTGCTTTTGACTCGTCTAATCCTACAGTTCCTGGTACTGGCGCAGTCTTAGGTCTTTGGATTCATCAAGATAGAGTTTACGCTGCTAGACGAAACGCTGTTGATTCTACATCTGCAACTCTTCCTGCTGGAGCCGTATCAGTATCATCAGGAAGCACTACAGTAACTGTTGTATCTACAGCACATGGTTTATCAACCGGCCAGTTGATTTCTTTTGTTAATGTTAGCACTCTAGGAAGTTTAACTTTTACAGGTAAAGAGTTTCCAGTTGCTACAGTTAGTAGTGCAAATGGTTTTACCTTTCTATCATCTAGCGCAGCAGCATCTACGGAAGTTAGTTCTGCCGCTAATATTAGTTATACAGTAAGTAAATTCTATTCGATCTTTGAACATACCTCAACATCTGGCTGGACTAATATTTCTACTGCGTCTAGTATACACACCAGATCAGCTATTGGGGTTAGTAGAATCAGAACGACTGAGCATAGCTTTACAGGTAAGGAAGTTGTGTTTGGTGTAGACGGTGTAAATAAACCCTTTAGACAATCGACCGCAACAATTATAGAGGTGTTTAGTAACCAAGGTACTAGCAGCACTGATACAAATAGTCAACTAACAAATCCATTTACAACAACTAGCGGGTCAGCAGTTGTAGCAGTTGTATCAACAGGTCATGGACTTACTGTAGGTGATACAGCAAGGTTTAGCAACATTAATGTGGACCTTGGTAATCAGACGGCTAACAGCATAGACTTTACTGTGGCTACGGTTACATCTGCAAACGGGTTTACGTTTAATCTTTCAGCCCCATCATCTGTTGCTAATCAAACTGCTGTAGGTGGCTCTGCTGTAAACTTCTTTTATAGCTATGCCTCAGATAGTGATCTAAGTGGTGTGGCTCTTGTATCGGATTTTAGAAATCATGTTTTTGTAGCAGGTAATCCCGATAACCCTAACAATGTTATTTTTAGTGAGCCTAATACAGATTTAAAATTTACTACTGGTGGCGGTGGTGGTGTAGTCAATGTAGGCTTTCCTGTAACAGCCCTCGCTAAATTTAGAGACTCTTTGTTTGTATTTGGTAAAAATAAAATTAAAAGAATTACAGGGAATAATGCCACTGACTTTGTTTTATCTGAGGTTGCAAATAACACCGGCTGTATTGCAACCGATAGCGTAATTGAGATTGGTGGTGACGTTCTATTCTTAGCATCAGATGGTATCCGACCTATCCAGGGTACAGCAAGAATCGGTGACGTTGAACTGCAAACCATCTCTAAACCAATTCAACAGATTCTAAGACGATTGCCAGAAACTTTTGACTTATCACTATTAAACGGTGTTGTCATTAGAAATAAGTCTCAGTTTAGATATTTTTTCCCCACATCTACCGTAGCTCAAGCAGATGCTCAAGGAATTATCGGAGGCTTACGTTTTGCAGATAACAGAGTTGGTTGGGAATTTGGAGAACTCTTAGGTATCAGATCTTTTATTGCTACCTCTGGTCTAATTAATAATGTTGAAAGAGTGTTGCACGGCGATATTAATGGTAATGTTTTTGAACAAGAAATAGGCAGCGACTTTGCTGGAGAAGATATTCTAGCTGTTTACGCAACACCTTTTTTCTACTTCGATAGCACAGAGAAAAGAAAAACATTTCAAAAGGTTTCTCTTTTTACTAGGCCAGAAGGAAGCGCAGATTTTAATATGGCCGTATACTTTGACTGGGATGATCCCGCTAAATTAAACCCAGGAAGTTACAGCTTATCAACCCAGGGCGCTTTATTAAGATACTTTACTACTGGCGGCACATATGGATCTACGTTTACTTTTGGTGGATCTTCGAGTCCAGTTTTAGAGAAACAAATTCAGGGATCGGGCCGTGCGATGGGCCTCGTTATTACATCGTTTGGAACTCAAGCTCCTTATAGTATTCAGGGGTGGGGCTTGACTTGGCAACCAGCAGGATACAGATAAATGGCAGGTTATAGTAGACAATCAGCAGCTCAGATAGTAAACGGTGAGATTGTTTCTGCACCACCGTTGAACGCGGAGTTTAACCAAGTTCTTGCAGCTTTTAATGTAAGCACTGGTCATAGACATGATGGAACCGCAAACGAAGGTCCACTTATTGCACTGATTGCTGATCCTAATAGACATAACGAAGTTCTTATTAATACCTCTCTCAATCAAATTGATTTTAAGATTAATGTTAGCTCTGCTGCTGTTACACAATTTTCTTTAGTTGATGGTGCTATTCTTCCTACTACAGACGATGATATTAGCTTAGGTTCTACTACAGCAGAGTTTAAAGACCTATTCTTAGATGGAACTGCTAACATTGACTCTCTCGTTGCAGATACTGCCGATATTAACGCAGGTACAATTGATGGTGTTACAATCGGTGGCAACTCGGCAGGTGCAGGTACATTCACTGTAGTAAATGCTTCATCCGCAGACATCGACTCAGGTACTATTGATAATGCAGTAATTGGTGGGACAACACCTGCTGCTGGTACATTTACCGCACTAGGTGCAACTAATGTTACTGTCACTGGTAGCGCATCTAGCATTGGTTCTGTAGCATTCACTTCAACAGGGGCTACTGTAACGGGTACGCTAGATGTAACTGGCGCTTTTTCTGCTTCTAATGTAACAGTAACAGGCAGCGCATCTAGTATTGGTTCGGTTGCTTTCACATCTACATCAGCGACTGTTACTGGTAACTTAACAGTATCTGGATCTGTAACAGCCTCTACAATTTCCGCTGTTAATGTTTCTGTGACTGGCAGCGCATCATCAATCGGTGCTGTAGCATTTACGACTACCTCTGCTACCATTACTGGGAATCTAGTAGTCTCTGGATCTGTCACAGCCTCGACTATCTCAGCAGTTAATGTAACTGTTACTGGTAGCGCATCTAGCATTGGTGCGGTTGCCTTTACATCTACCTCGGCTACTGTTACAGGTAATCTGTCTGTCTCTGGTTCTATTACAGCCTCTACCTTATCTATAGCAGGAAACATTAGTGCATCTACTATTAGTGTAAGTAACATTACTGCTACAGGCAGCGCATCATCAATTGGTGCTGCTACCTTTACCTCTACAGCAGTTACAGTCACTAAACTCATCTCTGGTAACGTAGATATCACCGGCGGATCAATCACTGGCGTCACGAATATCTTTGATCCTGGTTCTGCTATGTCCTACACATTTAGTGGGGCAACCGCTGATGCAGACCCAGGTAATGGTAATATTAGACTTAACAATGCTTCATCAACAGCAGCAACAACAATCTTTATTGATAATGTAGACGCTCTCAGCAGTGCTGATATGACTGCGTTTATTTCTTTGCTGTCAGGCGGTAACAATCCTTCTGGTGTCCTCGGTACTGTTACTCTTCGTAAAGCCACCTTCCCAGAAGTATTTGCTCAGTATAGTGTGACAGCAGTTACAAATGCTTCTGGTTATCAAAAGTTAACTGTTGCTAATAAGGGGGCAAGTGGTGCTGCACCATTTACAAGCGGCGACTCTCTGTTAGTAGACATCGCTTTAACTGGTGATAAGGGTGATGCGGGTGATGGTGATGTATCTGGTCCAGGTACTGCAACAGATAATGCTGTAGCACGATTTAATGGCACTGGAGGTTCAAACTTAAATAACTCTGGTGTTATCATTGACGACTCCAATAATGTCACTGGTGTTAATGCACTTACTGTAACCACTAATATTACAGCATCTAACATTACTATTGTAGGCAGTGCTTCTACAATTGGATCGGTAGCTTTTACTAGCACATCTGCTACAGTAACTGGTAATCTTACTGTATCAGGTTCAATTACAGCGAGTAGTCTAACTGTTAATGGTAACATTAGTGCATCCAGCTTATCTGTAAGTAACGTCACTGTTGTCGGCAGTGCATCGACTATTGGCGCTGTAGCTTTTACATCCACTGCTGCTACAGTTACAGGTAACCTCACCGTCACTGGCTCCGTAACTGCGAGCAGTCTTACTGTCAATGGCAATATTAGTGCCAGCACAATCACCGTTGCTAATATTACAGCCACCGGCTCTGCCTCAACTATTGGCGCTGTAACAATTACCTCCACGAATGTGGGCATTGGTACGAGCAGCCCAGATGTAGAATTTCATGTTCAAACTAGCACCGATACAAATATAGCGATTGTCTCTGGTAGTGCAGGAACGTCTGCAATCGACTTTGGCGACGGAGATGATCGCAACGCCGGTCTCATACAATATATAAACGCCGACGACGCAATGACTTTTCGGACAAGTGGTTCCGGCGAAGATATGCGCATCGACAGCAGTGGCAACGTGGGCATTAATACGTCAACTCCAGATAGTGCGTTACATATCTATAAGCAAACTAACGACCGGTCAGCTAGATTCCAGCGTATTTCCACGCAATACGTTGACATCATTCAAACGGCTAGCAGAAACGAAATCGCATCGAATGGTAAGGATTTTTTTATATCAACATCAGGCGCCAACCCAATATTGTTCCGTACCGCAGGTACTGAGCGTCTTCGTATCGACAGCGCAGGCGGTGTCGGCATTAACACCACCTCTATTACGTCAGGCACTGCTTTAGAAGTGACCGGCAATATGCGTATTACAACTACGGGTAACGGCTTAATCTTCCCAGACGGTTCTAAACAAGAGACAGCCGCTTCGGGGGGTACAGGTATCGCAATTGCAATGGCAATAATTTTTGGATAAGGATTAAAAAATGGCAAACCCCAATATTGTTAATGTAAGTACAATTAACGGTCAAACGGCAACAGCTACATTAACTACAAGTGCTGCAAGCATTGTAAGTAATGCGGCTTCGTCTGGAAAAGTATTTAAGATTAATACAGTGATATGTTCTAATATTGATGGGACCAACACCGTGGATGTTTCAATAGCTATTAACTCTGCTGCTGCTGGTGGAGGCTCTGACAAATTTTTTGCTAAGACTGTTGTGGTTCCAGCAGATAGCTCACTTGTCATTATTGATAAAAATTCATCTCTTTATTTGTTAGAGAATAAATCAATTACTGCTTTAGCGTCAGCAAATAGCGATTGCGACATTACTATCTCTTATGAGGAAATTAGTTAAATGGCTCGAATTATTGGAGGTGTTGATCCTGCGACAGATCACAAATTTTCGTCTGTGTGGAATTTGAACAGCGACGTTGTTTCTCAATCTTTCAATGACAATGTTTGGCCGACACTTCCCAACATGACGATCAAAGCTTGGGGTGCTGGAGGTGGAGGCGGATATTTTTCCGACGGGGGAAACTCCGGTCAGGGCGGTGCAGGAGGATTTACAAAAGGCAGCATATTTTTAGCCACGGGTACGTCACTTTATATCGTCGTTGGTTCTGGCGGTCTAGCTTCCTCGGCAGCTTCAGTAGCACCTTCAGCCGGAGGTAATGGAGGGGGCGAAGGCGAAGGCTCTAAGATTGGGGGCCAAGGAGGCGGCTTTTCCGGTGTGTTTTTAGGAAGTTCATCCTCAGATGTATCCCAGGCAAACGCCGTGTTAATTGCAGGTGGTGGCGGTGGCGGCTCATCATTTGACCGCACCGGCGAAGATGAATCTGGCGGCGGCGGCGGGGGTTTGCAGGGCGCAGACGGCGTGAATCCGCCAAACGCTGGTGGGGGCGGTACTCAGACCGCAGGTGGCACAGCAGCTTCCGGCGTCGATGAGAATGGTATTGCTTTTAATCCAGGTACTGCGCTGCAAGGCGGCGCGGGTCAGTCGGGTAACGGAATGAGATCCGGCGGCGGTGGCGGTGGATATTTTGGAGGCGGCGGCGGCGGGTCGAAGGGCGGCGCGGACGCGGAAGAAACAGGCGGTGGCGGAGGTGGGTCAGGCTTCGTCAAAAGCACGATGACTGCAACAACTAGTCTGGTTGGAAATTCTGGAACCGCAGGAACCCCAACAGGTCTCCAAGCAACCATCAATGCCGGTGCCGATAGCCCGAATAACGCCAGTGTTGGCAAAGGGGGCGGTGCTCAGACTGATGGTTTTCGAGGCGAAGTAGTCATTATAGACGCAGTTGGCACTCGTATATTTACAAGTTCGCAAGCTATCACAACTCGTTAAAGGTCAAAGAGCTGGCGGTGCTGATAGCAAAGTGTTTGATCACACAGTTAGCTAAGAGCTGATGATTATCTACGATTTAATTCAAAAGGATTTTTAAAATGGTTATGTATAGCACAGAAGGGAAATACCCCGTAATAAGTATGCCGCGTCGGGTGCGCAGAACAAATGGCCTCACCTACACTGCCGAAGCGGTGCTTGAAAATTTGAGTGACCCAACGCATCCATACATTGAGGTTGTTGATCCTCCTTCATATGATAAGGAGACTCATAATTTAGAATGGACTGGCACTGACTGGTTAATTACTGAAAAACCTCCTGCTCCTATAGTCGTTGAATCTACAGAAGCAACAACTGAGATTGAATCTACAGAAGCAACAACTGAGATTGAATCTACAGCTCCTGCAGTCGTTGAACCTACAGAAGCAACAACTGAGACAGAAGGTAGCTAATCCGCTACGGTTAAGCTAGGAATATTTAATGGATATCTCACCTGTAATCTTTTGGAATATTGTACTGACTTTAATTATCGCTCCAGCATTTTGGGGGTTTCGTAGTTTGGTTGCTGAGATGAAACGTATTGATATATTATTAAACAAAACTCGTGAGGAGTATGCTACCCGTACAGAACTTAGAGACGATATGCGACAGGTTATGGATGCGCTTCATCGTGTAGAAGATAAATTAGATAAAGCATTAGAGAGGACAACTTAATGTATCAAGACATTGGTGATATGATTGCTGATCAAGAAAGAGTAGCAATGCAACAAGGTGGTATGGTTCAGATGCCTGGATCTATGACTGCTGCACAAGCTAACCCAGCTAACCCTGGTATGAGTGGTATCATGGCTCCGGTTACGATTGATCCTGTTGTACCACAAGCACAAGTTCAAAACAATCCAGAACAACCACAACAAATGATGCAGATGCCTCAGATGCAACAGTCTGGTCAAATGGAATTAGACTTAGGTGAAGCTCCTGTTGGTATGATGTTACCTCAACAGCAACCTGCTGTAAACGTAGCAGAGTTGCAAGCTGGTGGTATGGTAATGGACAGTCCAGAAGAAGATTTCCAAAGAATGGGTGATCCTATGCAAGTCCAGCCGATGAGAAATCCTCTGGCTGTTATGAACCCGTTAATGAATCCAGACTTGCGGACGGCTTAATTTAGGATAGTAGAATGGCTTTT